AGCAGATGTAGCCGGCCGGTTGGCCAGTAGGGATGGGGCTCTGGGGGCCCTCTCTCGCTTTGGACAGCGGCAGGTTCATGCCACGACAGGTCTGACTCCCGGGGGAGCCGCACGCGTTCTTCCCAGCGGTAGCGTCAATCCTGAGTACGCCAAGGCAGTGAGCGCTCTACGTGGGCCAGGCGGTACACACGCGGCCGGCAAGGAAGTGGGCAGAGCCAAGAAGGTGGTGTCTAGGGTAGGCAAGAAGAAGGGTATTGAGAGCAAGGCGTACGAGAAGGCTCTCAAGAAGCAGCAGAGGGCTGAGGGTTACCTCTCTACTGCCAGTGAGGCTGAGCAGAAGGGGTTGACCAGTCTCCCTGGAATGGTTCGGTCTCTTGGTAGAAAGGGTGGGGTGAAGGATGTGTGGAGCCTGGGCGTTAAGCCTCAGCTCACACAACAGGGAGCTTTGGGCAAGAGCATGGTGGCTCTCCCGGTGGGGTTTGCTGGGATGGAGCTCGCTCGTGAGAGCGAACCAGGCGAGGCTAGTCGGATGGAGAGGTTTGGTGAGAGCTTGGGGATGGGCGCGGGGTACGCCACGTCTCCCTTCATCCCGATTGCAGGCAGTGAGGTCTTGGCTCGAGGTACAGCAGCAGCTGGTGGGGCAGTAGGAAAGACCATCGACAAGTTGTTGAAAGCCAAGAAGAAGGAGCAGGCTCTGAGTCTAGGAGACAACCCAGCCGCGCCAACTATGGAGGACGGGAGCCAGCCAGAGATGGTAGAACGGATGTACTCCAATGCGGCGCAGGGCCTACCACCGGATGACCTAGTGCTATGAGCTTCGTCAGCGGCAGCTTCACGTCACCAGGCAGCCCCGGGCGGTTTGCAGCGGGCTCCACGCGTGGGCGTATCCAGGGCAGCGGCCAAAGTGCGCTGAACTACCCCAGCCCCTTCTTCGATGTTGCGCACACCTACCTGCCGACATCCGTCAAGCAGCTGTTCAAGTTCTGTCGCTACTACTTCATGACCAACCCGCTCATCAACGCCATCGTCTTCAAGATGAGCGAGTACCCGGTGACGGATGTAGTCATTGACCACGATGACCCTGAGGTAGTGAAGAAGTGGACGGAGTACTTCCACGAGACCATCCGCTTCCGGTCCTTCCAGATTGAGTGTGGGCTCGACTACAACTGCTATGGCAACGCGCCCGTCAGTCTCTCTTTCCCGTTCCAGAAGTACCTGACTTGCAGGGCATGTGGGTTCAGTGAGCAGGCACGCAAGATTCGTAGCAACTGGGTCTACACCAGCAACGACTTCCGGTTGAATTGCCCGAAGTGTAATCATGTAGGACCAGCTGTCCCGAAGGACTGGTACTACCGGGACGCCAGTGCCATCCGCCCGGTTCGTTGGAACGTTGAAGACATCGAGATCAACTACAACGACATCTCGGGGGATAGCACCCACTTCTACAACATCCCTCCGCCCCTCCGTGCCGACATCACCCTTGGCAAGAAGGACGTGGTGGAGTCGATGCCTCAGATCTTCTTGCAGGCCATCCGGCAGAGCAAGGGGGTCATCTTCTCGAAGGCCAACTTCTTCCACATGAAGCGGGCCACGCTGGCATGGAACGACCGGGGATGGGGAACCCCTTTGATCCTGCCGGTTTTGAAGGATGCGTTCTACCTGCAGCTGATGAAGAAGGCGCAGGAAGCCATCCTCCTCGAGCACATCGTGCCACTACGAGTCCTGTTCCCCCAGGCTGCGTCAGGCTCTACGGACCCATTCACAACGGTCAACCTCATCGACTGGCGAGACCAGGTTGCGGAAGAGATTGGGCGCTGGCGGCACGACAACAACTACATTCCCATCATGCCTCTACCCTTGGGCAACCAGAGCATTGGTGGTGATGGCAAAGCCCTACTGCTCTCAGGTGAGATGCAGATGCTGGGTGAGCAGATCATCATGGGAATGGGCGTGCCTCGAGAGTTCCTGCAGGGCGGGCTCTCCTACGCTGGCACCAATGTCTCTATGCGAATGCTCGAGAACGCGTTCTTGAGCTACATCGGTCGGCAGCGGCAGATGGCCAACTGGTTGATGAACATGGTCGCTCACTTCATGGGTTGGCCCAAGGCAACCATCCGGTTCAAGCCGTTCAAGATGGCGGACGACCTGCAGCGCAAGAGCTACCTCTTCCAGCTAAACACAGCCCAGAAGATCTCAGACACCACCCTACTGGCTGACGCTGACCTCAACCAGAAGGACGAGAACGAGATCATGCGTCGGGAGATGGCTGAGCGGCAAGCGGTCAGCAAGAAGCAGCAGATTGCGATGGCTGAGATTCAGGGAGAGTCTCAGGTCATCATGATGAAGATGCAGCAGAAGGCTCAAGAGGCCATGATGCAGGCACAGCAGACGCCGAATGCTCCTGGAGAGCCGGGTGGTCCTGAGGGGATGCCGGCTGAGCAGATGGCTGGAGCTGCGCCTCCTGGGCAGATGCAGCCTAGTGTTCCCGCTGGGTCGGAGAGTTCACTGAATGCAGGACAAGACCTGGGTATGCCACCCGAGGAGGGTGCGGGGCAGATGCCAGTGGACTTGGTACAGCTTGCAGAGGGCTATGCTGGACAGCTCGCAGAGCTTCCGCCGGACCAGCAGGCCCAGGGCATCCAGGCTATCTATGCTCAGAGTGAGGAGTTGGGGCAGCTGGTGGAGCAGTTCTTGACGATGGTGCAGAAGGGTCAGGCTGGGCAGGCATTGTCTTCTGGGGTAGACGACCGTCCTTTGCCTGACAAGCTACCTGCTCGTAGAGATACGCAGCTGGTGTGAACACATGCCCGACACGTACATCAGGGGTCACGTCATAGTCGCGCCGGTGGCGCCGGCGCAGTACCGATACGAGGACTCATGGCACACCACAAGCGAGGACGTAGGAAGACCGCTCGAGCAGGCTGTCTGCTGTGCAAACCGCACAAGGCCAACGGCTGCCGGGGTGGGAGGGGCAACCGCCGGCGGATGGAGGAGCGGGGGCGCATCTCTGGGGAGGAGCAGGTGGCTCGAGCCGATGATTGGTGGTTCGACTTGTACGAGCTGTCGTTTGAGGGTTGACAGCTCAACAGTGCTGATTATCCTACCTGCATGAACCGACGACTTTGACCGTCAGACCGCTTCGGCGGTGGTCCAAGTAGCCCACAGCGCCTCGAGCGTCGTGGGCTTTCGTGTGTTTTGCGGGTGTACCTCAGCTGGCAGAGGGCCGGGCCTAAAGACCCCGGACGCCGGAGGTTCGAGTCCTTCCACCCGCGCCGAGGGTAGGGGCGGCTTGCTTGCAAGCGGAGCTCTACTTGATGTCTGCAGCAGACGGAGGGGCTTCAGCTGAAATCCCACCCTCGACCACTAGAAGAAGATGAGCGCCGGGTGTTTCATGAACACAGACAATGCGAGATGTCGTCCTGGGCTCTCCCCAGGCACCATGCCCGGCGCTCAGTAGGAGTGTAGCAATGAACAAGATGTACGTCATCATCAGAAACGACCTCGAGCCTGGTCTACAAGCAGCTCAGGCATGTCACGCTGCGCGGTTGTTCGTCGACGAGCACAAGCTCGAGGAGAACGAGTGGTTCCGGTACAGCAACAACATCGTGCTGCTGTCGGTGCCTAACAAGGAGGAGCTCATCGAGATGGCCTACAAGGCTGTGAACGACGACATCCCGGTGAGCATGTTCAAGGAACCGGATGTCAACGACGAGCCTACCGCCATCGCCATGTTGGGGAGGAAGGCAAAGAAGCTGGTGAGCACGCTACCCCTGGCGTTGCGGGCAGCGTAGGACTTGTAGGTAAAGAGAGGGCAGTAGGTTGGCTACTGTACTCCTCTCCAACCCGTAAACAGGCTTGTTGTACTACATGCGTAGCCGTCACCTGCTCCAGCCCAACTCAGCTGGTGTGGCTTAACTACCGCAAACCTCGCACTCGTCTTCGACGTGGAGTCGGACGAGCGGCATACCTTTGGCGTGGGCGTCCGGTGTTGCGGACAACCCGACGGTTGTGCCTCGGAGTCCAATGCTGAACTCGAGGGCGATGTACTACAGTGGGCCTCCGTTCCACGTAGACGGGCACGGGGTGCTCAATGACGTGGACGGTGCAACCCGACAGCAGTACCAGCAAGCACAGATTTATC